CTTGTGCCCTTGAATGCGAGGAGAACTTCACCATTATCGTTAGCGCCGAATTCATCGACAGCGTACTGGTCACAGAAGACCTTAACAACACCGTTCAAAGTACCCATTTCCGGAGTAACAGCAGAGCCATTAACTTCATGAGCAACCTTTGTGAACCACGGGTTAGCGCACTGAAGAACAGTAGCAACGTCCGGGGAAACAACAGCGATGTTAGCTGGGCCACGACGAGTAGCAGTACGGATATCGTTTACACCCTTCATGATGTGAGTGATAATCATACCGAAACGTTCCTGGGAGTTAGTACCAATGAAACCGTCGTTGTTTGCAAGAGTCTGCTTGGACTTGTTGAAAACACGCGGAGTGCAGAGGGACTTACAACGACCGATAGTTTCACGGTCCATTTCAGCAGTCATTTCTGCCTGAAGAACGTTAATCATTTCAGTCATCATTTCGATACCCTGCATAGCCTTAATATCAGCTGCAGATTCGAGAGAGAAGCTAGCAGCGAGCTTACGGGTCTTAGCAACGATAGACTGACGGCTAAGCATTAAACCAATTTCCGGCATCTTGCGGCTTACAGACGGGTCATCAGAACCGAAAGTAGGACCGGTGATCTTCCAGCCTTCAGCAGACTGAGTATCAACGCCAGTACCAGCATCCCATTCGCCATCTGTGTTAGCGGTAGAACCGGTGTAACCAGAGAAGCGAGGAACTGCCTTCCATGCAGCTTCAACGAGTTCGTTCGGATTATTGGTCTTATAAATGTAACGGAGTGCGAATGCAAGACCGACAGGACCAGTCAACGGCTGAACACCAACGAGGACGTTAGCGAAGAGCTGTGGGAATACTCTACGAACGAGAGCGAGAGAAATCGGAGCAAATACACCCTTAGCGTCACCACCATGAGGAATACCCTGGTCGAGACCGAGCGGAGCACCAACACCCTGCGTGAAATCTTCAGTCAAGAGTTCAGAACCGAGGTTCTTAGTCTGCTGGTTTTCAAGAAGACGAGCCGTATTATAACGGATCAAATTATCCTTAATGCCAGAAACTGACAGACCACCCGGAGCCTTGCCCCAGCGTTCCATCATACCAGCTTGTGTCTTTGTAATTTTCATTTTCTTTTTTCTCCTATTAAAAATTTTTGAATATTTTTAATTCTTTATAATATATTTATACACGAAAAATTGGATTTTTCGTTTTTTAGCTTAATTTTCCTCAATTAGGCTGGCAGATCCAAGCATCATGCGTTCGCGTGCGCTTAATTCTTTGCGAGCTGGTTTAAATTTTTCAGTTAAGGGTTCGTTTGTACGATCTTCGACATAGCGAGTCTTACGGACCGGACGTTCTCTGTTTTCAAAAAGACGTTCCCTTTCATATCTCATCGAATCAATAGATTCAGTCTGTTCCTGAATCATTTCGATGTAGGCATCAATGTCCTTCTTGGTTTCATTGAGGCTCTTATCCTTAAAGAATTTCTTTACCTTGATTCTCTGTTCAGCAGAAAGATCAGCAACCTTTTCAGAAATCAAAGATTTCTTTCCAGTGCTTTCGACCAATTCAGCAAGGCGCATATTCTCATCGAGCTGTTTCTTTAAAGAAGCCTGAAGTTCAGCGTTTTCAACCTTCATTTCACGAATCTTCTTAGAACCACTCATGTCCATCGGAACATATTCATCTTCGAACAACTGTTTGATACCGTCGATAATCGGAGCATATGTTTCGGAAAGTGCTGTCTTGTGAATCAAAGCCGGACTAATCTTTTCGTTGATATTGTATTCAAGATACTTATCAAGGCCAGTAATAACTTTTTCTTCCAAAGCTTCAAGTTCTTTGCCATACTTTTCTGTGAACTTTTCATCGAAGTATTCAAGGATATACTGTTCTGAAGCTTCTTCAAGTTTCTTCTTGTATGCTTCAACCTTGGCATTAGCTTCTTCACTTAACTTTTCGCAACGTTCAGCGCAGAATTTATTAGCAATGTCTTCGATTTCAGCAGTCTTCTTTTCTACAGCTTCCTTAATCTTCTTCTGACAGAATTCATCAGCTTTCTTGGCAATCACCTTGGCTTCTTCGTCTGCTTTCACCTTAACTTTTTCATCGACTGTCAACTGAATGGCCTTTTTGACCTCATTCAGCTCTTCCGCCGTGAACTTTTGTGAAAGAGTTTCAAGAATTTTATCCATTTTGATTCCTCCAATTTAACTAGATTATTTAGTTCTTATATTTTATTTATAAGTCAAAATTTGATATTTTTGTTGAAATAAAGCCAGGAAGTATATACTTCCCGGTCGAGCTGTAGAAATACATTATTATTTACGTTTATTGCTAATGCGATATCCGTTTTCTC